CTAGTTAATCCATATATTACTACAATTGGATTATATAATGATAGTAATGATTTAGTATGTGTTGGTAAACTACCAAGACCTTTACCTATATCACTTTCTACTGATACAACATTCATGATCAATTTTGATACAAACTAACATATGAAACATATGCCAACAACCGCTACCTGGACATACCAGGGAAGGGTTATAACATCAATAAAGGATATGCCAGAAGGAACTTACGGGTTTATTTATGAAGTTAGATATAAACCAACTGACGTAAGATACATTGGTAAAAAAGTGCTTTATTTTGAAAGAAATAAACGATTAGGTAAAAAAGCTCTAGCAGCACTTAGAGAAGAAAGATCAAAACAAGGACTAAGAGGCCGTGTTCCTATTAAACAAAAGGTAATAACTGAATCTGATTGGAAAGATTATTTTGGATCCCAAAAAGAAATTGTTACATTATCGAAAGAAGATAATGCAGGTGAAAATTGGGAAAAACATATATTACAATTTGTTCCTAATAAAAAATTGCTTACATACTATGAAACTAAACATTTATTTAAATGTGGAATATTAGAAGATAAACATAGTGCTCATATCAATGATAACATATTAGGAAAGTTCTTTAGGAAAGACTTTGATTAGCAAAATACTTTACGTATATTGGGCCATATGGTAAATGAACTATTAGTTAACTTAGTTAACTCTGTATTAGGTACTGGAAAACGAACTGCTAGGGGCAATCAATCTTATCATTGTCCTTTTTGTAATCATGCCAAACCTAAATTAGAAGTTAATTTCTCAGAAAATAAAAAAGGATATAATCCTTGGCATTGTTGGGTATGTGATAAAAAAGGTACTCGTATTTCAACACTATTCAAACAAATTAAAGCTGCACCAGAAAAATTTACTGAGTTATTTAAATTAGTTGCTAATGAGAATGAACGTAAAATAGTAGAAAAAGTAATTGATGTTAAATTACCTAATGAATTTAAACAGATAACTAGTAATGCTACAGGAATAACAGGTAAGCAAGCGTGGGGTTATTTAAGAAATAGAGGTTTAACAATGGATGATGTTTACAAATATAATTTAGGTTATTGTGAGTATGGTAATTATAAAAATATGATTATTATACCTTCTTATGATGAAAATGGTCATTTAAATTTCTTTACAGGTAGATCATTTGAAAAAGATCCATATAGAAAGTATAGAAACCCTGAAGCATCACGTGATATAGTACCATTTGAATTGTTTATTAATTGGAAGTTACCGTTGGTATTGTGCGAAGGACCATTTGACGCCATAGCCATTAAACGTAACGCTATTCCGTTATTAGGCAATAATATACAGTCAAAATTAATGAAAAAAATAGTTACATCAACTATTCAAAAAATATACATTGCATTAGACACTGACGCAATGAAAAAAGCATTAAAATTCGCTCAGGATTTTATAAATCAAGGTAAAGAAGTTTATTTGGTAGAGCTTCAAGGGAAAGACCCTAGTGAAATGGGATTTAAAAATTTTACAAAATTAATCCAAAATACCATTCCATTAACTGAATATGATTTAATGGAAAAAAAACTACAATTAGTATGAAAAAGAGAAACATCAAAAAATCTTATAATAGAATATTAGAGATTAGTGAAGATGCAAAACAAATAACTTTACCAGATGCTAGGTATTATAGACGTAATGGAAAATATTACCCATCTATTACTTATGTTTTAAGTTGTTATCCAAAAGGTAAACATTTTCAAGAATGGTTAAAAAAAGTAGGCTATTCAGCTGACTGGATAGTTAAAAAAGCAGGTGAAGAAGGTACTTTAGTACATGAAATGTGTGAAGACTATCTTAATGGTAAAGAATTAAATTTCTTAAAAAATGGATATCCAATGTATGATCCTAAAGTATGGCAAATGTTTTTACGTTTTGTTGATTGGTGGGAAACATATAATCCAACGTTAATTGAAACTGAAGTACATATATTTTCAGATGAATTAAAAGTAGCAGGTACTTGTGATATGGTGTGTGAAATTGATGGTGAATTATGGATTATAGATTTTAAAACATCTAACCATTTACAAACAACATACGATTTACAAACTGCAGTTTATGGTAAATGTTATGAAGAATGTTATGGTAAAAAAGCAGATCGTTATGGTGTATTGTGGTTAAAATCATCTAAAAGAGGTCCTAAAGATGGTGCAATGCAAGGTAAGGGATGGGAAATGTATGAGTCAAAACGTACACAAGATGAAAATATTGATATCTTTAAAACTGTAAAAAGATTATTTGATTTAGAATTCCCAAGACACAAACCAGTTTTTACTGAATTTAAGACTACAGCTAAAAGAGAGTTGTAATATTTATAATAAAATACTATGATAAGCTTAATTAACATATTAAAAGAAGCTGTAGATCAGCCTAAAGCTATAATCTTAGCTGGTGCTCCTGGTGCTGGTAAAGGGTATATATTAAAAGGTTTAGACTTAGGTGGATTAAAAGTAATGAATATTGATGATATATTTGTTAATATGCTTAAAAAAGCTAATGTTTCATTAGATTTAAAAAATGCAACACCTGAAGAAAGAAGCCAACAAGCTAAATCAATGGCTCAAGCTAATAAAGATTTTAAAGGTGATATAGCTGATGTTATAGTAGGTAAAGAATCATTTATATTAGATGGCACAGCTGCTTCATTAAGGAATACTATTAAATTAAAAGATGAATTAGAAGAAGCAGGATACGAAGTATTTATGCTTTATGTTTATACTGATTTAGAACGTTCATTAAAACAAAATCAAGATAGATTTGAAAAATCAGGTGGTGAAGATAGAAGTTTAGCACCAGCAATTGTATTACGTACATGGAATAGTGTTACTCAAAACTATGAACCCTATAAAAATTTATTTGGTGATAATTTTACTTCAGTAGCTAATACATTAGAAGATGAAAAATTAAGTGATTTGAGTGATATTAAAGATAAATATTTAACACCATTTAAACCACAAGGAACAAAACCAAAAAATGACAAAGCAAAAGCTAGATCAGCTAAAGCTAGAGAAAAATTAGATGGTGAATTAAATGCATTATTAGCAGATGATGGAGTTAAAGATATTATAGATACATCAGTATCAAAAGAAGAAGCACAAGCAAAAATAAAATCGTTTATTAATGGGTAAAGTAATAGCAGCATATGGAGGTGGTTTTAAACCCCCAACAGGAGGTCATTTTGAAATAGTAAAAAATGCACTTGCTGAATTTCCTGAAATTGATGAATTTATTATTTACGTTGGCAGTAAAGAACGTGATGGAATTGATCAATCTGAAGCTATATTAGTTTGGGAAATTTATCAAAATTACTTAGCTAATAAAGTTACTATTAAACCTGCTCAATCACCAATTGGTGATATTCTACGTTTAGCAAAAGATAACCCACAGGACGAAATATATTTTGTTATTGGTTATAGAGAAGGCAGAGATGATGATATGAAAGATGTTGCTAGTAGAACTTCAAATTTAGAAAAAAAATACCCAAATATTGAAGTTAAAGTAATGCCTACTTTTGATGCTAATATGAGTGGTACTAATGCTAGAAAAGCAATTGGTAATGAAGAAGAATTTATTAAATTTCTACCAGCTGAAGTACAAGAAAAATCTCAAATATGGAATATAGTAAGACCTGCAGTTGAAGAATCAATTACTGAAAATGCTACATATTCTCAAAACATAGATTATATGCAAATGATTAGTGATTTAACTAATTATATGATTGAAAAAGGTAGAAATATAGAACCATTACCTAAAGTAGAATTTATAGATGGTGATACAGAAAATGCTAAAGATTTCTTTGGTAAAACAGCTTACTACGATCCAGCTACTCAAACAATAGTATTATATACAGAAGGTAGACATCCAAAAGATATTGTTAGATCATACTCACATGAAATGGTTCACCATACACAAAATTTAGAAGATAGATTAGAAGGAATTGAGGGTACTGATACTACAGCAGATGAAAATTTAGATAAAATAGAACAAGAAGCAAATTTAATAGGTACAATGACATTTAGAAATTGGACAGATACTATAAATGAAGCAATTGTTGGTGATAAAATCGAATGTGACAAATGTGGTTGGAATTGGAAAATAAAAGACGGAGGTGACGATTTATTTATGTGTCACAAATGTGGACATAA